TTATCAAAGTTCGCCATTTGACCCTATGGGTCCATACGGTCGCCGCGAAAGAAACCTAGATACACAACTAAAGAGGGTGTCTAAGGATACCTTTGATTATTATGTCACGTACTTAAAAACTAATAATTCAATTTACTTAACCAAAGCTAACAGAGGATTTTTAAATGACTAAGAAAGGACCACTAAGTAAGGCCGAGAAATTTTACATCGAAGGAAACCTAGAGAAACCCTTGGAAAATCTTTGTAAGGATCTTGATCGTGCGAAATCCACAGTTACAAAATATCTAAAGACTGTTGTTGCAGACGACCAAGAGAAAGCTGAGACGCTTCTATATCAGCAGTTCGCTAGAAACAACAAAGGTTCTGTGGTAATGACCCCGAACGCATCAGAAATGAGCGACGACAAAAGATCAAAGTTTACCAATAATAACACCAGAAGATCATCAGAATGTACCACAAGGATTAAATGATGGACAACGATAAGTGGCAAGAGTTTTTTCAATCTAATGTCAAATCTAACTTAAAACGTGTTTTTGTAAAGGTGATGACTTCTGACCACAAGCATTGGTTCTTCTCTGATTATGATGTGTGGTATGATGTTAAAAAGCATTGCGAGGAAAATTCTCTTTTTATTAAAGATTTGCACTTGCAATTCCGATCTCATAAGTGTATAATGAACCTTGATGATGCCGATGGAGTCTACTTAGTAAGGTCTGTTCTGGGAGGATTTGGAATAGAAACTAAGCAATATATGACTGTCGGTATTTTAAAGGGCGAACTCGTACACAAGCAAATGTGGCTCTGTCCAGAGTTGATAAAGGAAAAAGAATTTGAAGATCCATTGGATCTATGTTTTGAAGAGGCTTTAATAACATATGAACAAGAAAAGAAAACGAACTGAGAAGAGTAAGTATAAACATGAGTCTACTGGCGATCATTGCACTTGTGCGGCTTATGTCGCAGAAATTATGTGCAAGAAAAATGCAGAGAACAAAAACGTTGGATCTTTGCCCTACAAGTTCTGGAACAAGAAACCTTGGGACTGGACGTTTAAGAAACAGTTGTGGGCAGCACAAAAGATTTTAAAGGATTACGACGAAGCTGTTCTAGTAAGGGCGGTTAGTTCACAAGACTTTTATGGAATATTTTCACTAAATCATCCAAAAGTGGTTGGCATTTTACGCAAGTATGAACTATTATTAGTAGAGGAAAACTCTAAACCGAAGCAAGAGATAGATACAAAGAAGAATCCAAAGGTGCGGAATAAGAGTTACGGAAAGAAAAACCTTTTTAATAAACTTAGGAACCTAGAGAATGGCGAAGAAGAAGCGTAAAGCTGTTGAGTACGACGATCCTACCGTCGCAACATTGTGTAAGAAGTATGGGAATGTGATTGAATCTGGCACTAAAGTATTAGAGTCATTGGAAACATATGATACCCTCAGTGTCAGTCCAGCATTGGACATGGCACTCGGTGGTGGACTACGTGAGGGTCAGGTTGTTGTAATGACTGGCGACCCAAAGACTGGAAAAACGACTACTGCTCTGTACGCTGCTGCTAAGGCACAGGCCAAGGGTAAAAAAGTATACTACCTAAATACCGAAGGTCGTCTAACCAAGCAAAACTTTCGTGGCATCAAAGGTTTAGATGTAGATGCTATTAACATTGTCCAAGCTACAGATGATACACCTGTTGTATCTGCTGAGACATATCTTAATATCATGGAACGACTGATTAAAGAAGAAGAAAATCTGTTCCTAATCTGTGACTCTACATCCAACATGGTTCCGCAGGACGAGATCGACGGTGAGATTCGCACAGGTGTTCGTAACGCACTCCCACGCTTGCTTTCTATGTTCTTCAAGCGTATCAGCGGAGATGTGTCTAGGATGAAGGCAATTGGTGTATTCATCACGCACAACATCGCTAATACTGGTGGGTCACGGTTTTCGCCCAACAAAATGGCAGACTGTGGTAACATGCTACAGTTCCAAGCTGGAACCAATATGGTTATCACGCACCGTGGCAAGTGGGAAGTACCCAAAGAATCAGGCAATCACGTTGGTCAAGTTGCTAACTGGGTAATCAAGACTTCTGCTGCTGGTGGCACACCTATGAGTACGGCAGCAAGCTGGATTCGCTACGGTGTCGGTATTGATGAGTCGCAAGAAATTGCACAGATTGCTACAGACTTTGCACTGATTCAAGCAAAAGGTGCATGGTACACAGTTTCTTGTCTAGTCGATAATTTAACAAGCCCAATCGTCGCTGCATACCTAGCAGAAAACAGTGTAAGAATAGATGACCTAGAGGCTGTAACCAAAGCATTTAAGTTTCAAGGTATGGAGAAGTTGGTCAACTTTCTAAATGACAACCCAGACCTTAGAGATATTGTTATCGAAGAAGTGAGAGAGCTATTCTAATGAAGGTTAAAGGATTAAACGGTAGAGAGTATAATCTCGACACCAAAAAATACTTAATCAACACTCGGAGTAAGCGTAGCTTCTATCACTTACAAGCTAGAGAACTTATAGTGGAGCTATTTCATCCCTATCAGGTACTTGAAGAAGTTACGCTTCCGGGTTCTTCTATGAAAAGATCCAAATTAGCCCTTGACTTTTTGATTCCGTCATGTATAATGGCTATAGAGGTTCACGGTGAACAACACTTTAAATATACTCCGTTCTTTCATAAGTCCAAGGTTGGGTTTGCACAAGCAAAGAAGCGAGACTTAGATAAAAAAGAGTGGTGTCATATAAATGACTTTAAATTAGTGGAACTTAGGTGGGACGAAGACCCAGAATATTGGAGAGAGAAAATTGAACTCGCAAGAACGACTTGAGCATTTTCTAAAGGGTATTGACACCTACATATTAGGTAATCACATTGCTTCCGCAAAACTCAATCCAGAATGTATGATACCAGAAACATTCGACATTGCAGCTTTGGAGCGTCTTAACCAGCAAGAATGTTTTGAAAACGCATACGCACTGATGCAGTACGCAGACCATATCGGCACAGAGCGAGCCAAGACGCAGAATGTAATTCGGTGGTGTGAAGATTCATTACAAAAGATCATTGGTCAAGAGATAGAAGATGGAGAATGGGGTAAGTACGAAAAGCATGAAACCAAAATTGGTCAGATTTTGAGGAACAATCACATCGCCAATAAAATTAACGAATGGAAAATGACCGCAGAGGGTCGTCTGGAACATCTACAACAAAGAGACTATAACGTTCGCCGCAAGGCAGACATTTTAATGGAAAAGGGTAAAAGAAAATGAACTTTGATGATTTTGTTAATTCGCTATCTGACGAACAGAAGCAGAAACTTATGCAAGGTTTGATAGAAGCGGCTGAAAAACCACCAGTACAAGTAAAGAACCGTGACTTACCAACTAGGAAGTCAAAACTAGAAGATCAAGAACAAGAGGAAACGGTTTCCTCAAAACCTCAGTCAAATGTGACAGAGGACTTTCGAGTAGTCAGAAATAATGACAATGACTTAGGTAAAAGGAAAACTCCGGTGAGAGCCAAAAAAAATCAGTGGGTAGACAATGGCGAGGATCGTGACCCGAACTTTGACCCCGATAAATACGAGCGTATGGGCAAAGCCTCAAGAGACAGGGGTAAAGTAAAGAAGCGTACAGTTGAGTGCCATGTCTGCGGTCGCAGTTTCCAAATCAACCCCGCCTTAGTTCATGGCGAATATATTAGATGCAACCGTTGCATAGGAAGGTAAAATGTCAAATCAGCTTGCTGATGTCGGTGCAGAGAGAGCAGTTTTAGCTGGACTCTTTGAACACGGTCTTGAATCTTATGTTGAAATAAGCGATTTTCTAACGCATAGCAGTTTTTCAAACCGAAGCAACCAAGTCATATATAAATGTCTTGAAAAGGTTATGAACAACGAGGCTGTTGCAGACATTCCTGCTGTACTTTCGGCAGCGGAACAATTAGATTTGTCTGAGTCTATTAAAACTCAACAAGAGTTAGACTACATTCGCGACCTAATGGACTATCCTGTAAAAAAGGATAACGTTCTACACTTTGCTGCACAGGTCAAGAAATTTGAGTTTGCGAGAAACGCTAGAAAGATTGCTCATAAAATAGACAACGATATTTCTTCCATCCTTGGTGATGAAAGTATCGACCAGATTATCAATATGGTTGAAACTCCATTGATGGATTTCTTACGTGACGATGAGTCAGGTCATAAACCAGAGATGCTTGGTGATGACCTTGATGACTACATCGACTTTCTAATCGAAAACAAATGTGACCAAATAGGATTATCTAGTGGGTATGCCAGATATGATTCCATCATTGGTGGTGGCTTACGCCGTAAGTGTGTGGATCTCGTATCCGCAAGGCCCGGAGTGGGCAAGTCTGTCTTTGCAGATAATGTTGCTTTGCATAATGCTCGTATGGGAATACCTGTACTTATGCTCGATACTGAGATGAGCAAAGAGGATCACCTCAACAGGATTCTCGCCCACGTTAGCGGTGTGCCCATTCAGGAGATTGCCACTGGTAAGTTTTCAGAAGATGATGAAAAAGCAATTGCTGTTAAAAATGCAGCAGAAGAAATTAGAGACTTACCGTACACCTACGTTAGTGTCGCAGGTGCCCCATTTGAGACAATTCTCAATACAATTAAACGCTGGATTCTACGCGAAGTTGGACAGGACGAGAACGGAAGAACAAACGACTGTTTGGTTGTATATGATTACCTAAAGTTAATGAGTTCGGCAGGTATATCTGGAGACGTTAAAGAATATCAAGCTCTTGGTTTCCAGATTACAGAGTTGCACAATCTCACAGTGAAGTATGACTTTGCATGTTTGTCATTTGTTCAGCTTAATCGTGATGGTATCACAAGAGAAGACACTGGCTCTGTGAGCGGTTCTGACAGGATTGTTTGGTTGTGTACGTCATTGTCCTACTTTAAATTAAAGTCGGCAGAGGAACTCGCAGAGGACGGTCCTAATGGCGGTACACATAAGGTTGTCAAT